GTTACTGGTTCAGGCACTTCATTTGACACTGAATTGGTTGCTGGTGACCTAATTGAACTTGGACCAGACAAAGAAAGAATTCGTGTTGCTTCTATCGCAAACAGTACCGTTCTTACTTTGACCGATAACTATACTGGTAATACACTATCTTCATTCGCAACTCCAACTCGTTACTGGGAACACTTCAATTCATTCGATATCGCTCCAGGTACTTCAACATATGCAAATACTCAGGGTGGTACAAACGATGAACTTCACATTGCAGTTATCGATGAAGACGGGCTATGGACTGGTACTAAAAGACAAGTTCTAGAGCGTTTTGCTGCGGTTTCTTATGCAAATGATGCGAAGACCGAAGAAGGTAATAACAATTACTACAAGAATGTTATCAACCGTCAGTCTCGCTATATTTGGTGGACCGCACATGGAAGTAATGGTAATGCAGGGCAACCAGCATTGAATAAGACTTTCGGTGGTGCAAATCTACCACAAACCGTTTCACTTGTAAATGGTCGCGATGGTAACACACCTTCAAATGCAAGCTATATCTCTGGTTACGATAAGTTCAAGAATGCTGAAGAAGTAGATATCTCTTTCATCCTTGGTGCTGCTGCTAATCAAACTCGCGCATTATATCTTATCAATAGCATTGCTGAATATCGTAAAGACTGTATTGCAGTTCTATCACCAGAACGTGCCGATGTTGTCAACAATTCTGGATATTCTGGAGCAGAAGTTGATGATATTATTGCATTCCGTAATCTACTACCATCTTCAAGCTATGCTGTAATGGATAGTGGATGGAAATATCAGTATGACAAGTACAATGATGTATTCCGTCATGTTCCATTGAACGGTGATGTTGCAGGTACAATGGTTCGTACCGATGCTACAAGAGACCCTTGGTTCTCTCCTGGTGGTTTCGATAGAGGGCAGATTAAGAATGTCATTCGTCTTGCATTCAATCCTAATCAAGCGGAAAGAGATTTGCTTTACAAGAGTGGTGTAAATCCTGTAGTAAGCTTCTCTGGTCGAGGAACTATTCTATTTGGCGATAAAACACTTCTAGCTAAGCCAAGCGCATTCGATAGAATTAATGTTCGCCGTCTATTCATTGTTCTTAGAAAGTCTATCAGTCGTGCGGCTGAATTTACTCTCTTTGAACTAAATGATGAATTCACACGCGCTAACTTTGTAAACATTGTAGAGCCTTATCTCCGAGATGTTCAAGGGCGTCGTGGTGTTACTGATTTCCGTGTTGTTTGTGACGAATCAAATAACACTCCAGAGGTCATTGATCGCAATGAATTCATCGGTAGTATCTTTGTAAAACCAACTCGATCAATCAACTTCATTACTCTGAATTTTGTCGCCGTAAGAACTGGTGTAGAATTTAGCGAAGTTGTTGGTCAAGTTTAAGAATAACAGTATAAATATAGACAAAGATAAGGTAAGGAACAAAAATGCCACTGAATATTACAGAATTTAAGGGAGCTTTGATTGGTGACGGTGCACGCCCAAACCTATTCCAAGTAACCATCAATAACCCAGTGTCTCCTATCGCGATCGCCAAAACACCTTTCATGGTAAAGGGTGCAGAAATTCCAGCCGCAACTCTTGGTGAAATTCAACAGTTTTACCAAGGGCGTGCTGTAAAGTATGCCGGAGATCGTACCTATGCAGATTGGACAGTAACTATCATCAACGATGAAGACTTCCTAGTCCGTGATGCAATGGAAAGATGGAACAATGCAATCAACGGGCATAGATCAAATGCTCGTGATCCTGCATTCGCTCTTGCTGGTCAATATAAAACTAATGCAACCGTAACTCAGCTTTCTAAGACTGGATTGCCTCTTCGTACATATGCGTTTGAAGGTATCTATCCAAAAGAGATTAGTAACATTACTCTCGATTGGGGTACTAATGATACCATCGAAGAATTTACCGTCACTTTCGCATATGATCTATGGGAAGTTGGTCAAGGCGTTTTAGGGCAGGTCACAACCGCACTATTCAACTAATATTTACTTCACAGTGAATATCAAGAAAACGGCGAATTTATTTCGTCGTTTTTTTATGTCTAAATAGAGAATAAAAGAAACTTAGAGGATTTTATATATGGTTCAACTTTTCGGGTTTGAAATCAAAAAAAGCAATGAAGAAAAGAAGGAACAAGAAGTTATTAAAACTTTTATTCCTGCACAAACTGAAGATGGTGCTATGGAGGTCGCTACCGGCGGTGTTTATGGTACATATCTTGATCTTCAAGGTAGTATAAAGAATGAATCACAATTAGTCAATAAATATCGCGAAATGTCTATGCAGCCCGAAGCGGACATGGCTATCGATCAAATCGTAAATGAAGCAATCGTTATTGATGATGAAATTGCAGTCGATCTAAATCTTGACACTTTAGAACAACCAGATGTAGTCAAAGAAAAAATTCGGGAAGAATTTTATGAAGTTTTAAAACTTTTAGATTTCAAGAATCGTGCATATACAATTTTTCGCGATTGGTACATTGATGGAAGAGTTTATTTTCATCTAATGATAAATGATAAAAAGCCTCGCCAAGGTATCAAAGAAGTTCGTAAAATTGATCCTAGAAAAATCAAAAAAGTTAGAAAGAAAATACTAGAATTTGATCCAAAAACTCGTGTAGAAATTGAAAAAGGTTACGAAGAATTCTTTCTTTATAGCCCGACAGGCATTGAAAGTAAAAACACAAGTGGAACACCAGGGCAAAACACAACACAAATAAGAATCGCAAAGGACTCTATTTGTTTTGTTCCTAGTGGTATTGTTGATATTCGGAATAACATGGTTCTCAGTTACTTACATAAAGCTTTGAAGCCTATGAATCAATTGAGAATGCTTGAAGATGCTGCGGTCATTTATAGACTTTCACGCGCGCCCGAAAGACGTATTTTCTATATTGATGTTGGTAATCTTCCTAAAGCTAAGGCGGAACAATATCTCTCTGAAATGATGACGAAATACAAAAACAAGCTAGTATATAACTCAGAAACTGGTGAGATACGTGATGATCGTCGGTTTATGACAATGCTAGAAGATTTTTGGCTTCCTAGAAGAGAAGGTACCAAAGGAACAGAAATTGATACACTTCCTGCTGGTGCAAACTTAGGCGAAATGGATGATGTTGAATATTTCAAGAAACAACTTTACAAATCATTAAATATTCCTGTAAGTAGAATTGAATCTGATTCTGCATTCAATCTTGGTCGACCTTCAGAAATCACTAGAGACGAATTACATTTCAACAAATTTATCACTAGACTTAGAAATCAATTTTCCGGCATTTTTGATCAAATGTTGGAAATTCAATTAGTTCTAAAAGGTGTTATCAATCGCAAACAATGGAAAAAAATTCGTGAAGATATTCGATATGACTTCACTACTGATAATCACTTCGCAGAAATGAAAGATGCTGAAATATTTCGTGAAAGAATTGCACTTGCTAATGAGATTGATCCTTTCGTTGGCCGTTATGTTTCTGCGGAGTATGTCAATAAGTACGTCTTCAGATTTACCGAAGAAGAAATTGAAAGACTACAGAAACAAATCAAGAAAGAAAAAAATGATCCAGACGCACCAGAAAGTATGACTGGACAAGCTATGGATATGGAACGTGAAACACAACAAGCGCAAATTGCTTCTATGGAAAAAGAACGTGATCCAACACAACCTGGTGTCGCCAAAACTCCTGAAGATCGAGAAAAAGAGAAAACTAATGAAGAAGTTCTCCAAGACATTAGACATACATTAAATGAAGTAGAAAAAGATGGCTAATTTTAGGAAAGATACGCAAACATTTGGTCCAAGGAGTCACGATGTAACAGTCTTTGAAGTTCCTATGATTGCCAACAAAAACGGGGAAGTTGTATCCGAATCAAATCCATTTCCCGTCAGATTATCGAATCTCGTCAGTGAATCGACTAGAGATGCTTTTAATAGGTTAAGAGTATCTACACCAATAACATTATTTGATAGTACACATAGATATAGCAAAAATGATTTATGGGTTGAAAATATAACTGGAACCGCGAACAGTTCATTTAATATAAATGCAGGTTTAGTCGAAATGAATGTAGGTTCAGCAAGTGGTGATGAAATTATTTTAGAAACAACAAAAACATTTTCATATCAGCCCGGTAA